TGTGAACGCGTTAAGTGACATGTTGACACTGTTGCTCAGCCTAATTGCTGCACCATTTGTACTGGTGTTTCGTAGGTGGGGTTGGAAGCAGTGTCGTGCTTACATGAGACTGTTGTTCTTAGTGATCTTGTTGCGGTCCTCAGCGTTGATACTCTGGTATTTTGGAAATATTAGGCCATCAGCGCATAAAACCTCAAAGGAACTTCATGGATCACGGTCCTGGAAGGCACTCTGGAACACGACTGTCATGGATTTGTCGCGTGTCATCGACGACATAGCGCTGCCCCATTTCATTCGGTCGTTACCTGATCGTTTTGATGCCACGGCAATAAACGAAACTCAGGACATATTGGAAAAGATTGGCTGGCCTGCGGCCCCGCGGGTCACAGAAGAACCCATGGAGTTTGCGACCTTCCAGAAATTCCGGAAGTTCTTTGTAGGCGGCACTGACATTAGACAGGGCATTAAACGGCTTGATCTTAAAGTCGCTAAAGAGCTTGAAAACCTCAAGGGCCTGGGCCCTGTGTACAAGAGGTCTGAGCAATATGCCTCAATTGAAAATGAACTTGAGTCATTGTCCAGATACTTTGAATCAGAGCCAGTCGAGATTCCTGACATCAAAGTTGATGAGGTGTGGGAGCTTGTTGGTGACATTTTCCGCAACAGCAAGCTCACGCCCTTTGCCCACATCATTCGGAAGTGGGAAAAGAAATATGGCCTAGGCCCTTTTTGGGGTGATCCGCAATCAAAGAAATGGCGTAAATTGTCGAGAGCAAAGTTCATTAGGTCCATTGGAGGAATTCCGGCTTTTATTCGGCTGTGGGCGAGGACATTCGAAGTGTCCCCAGGCCTTGTGCCTGTTGCTCCTGTTTCAGTAAAGGGCGAGGCATTACCCGAAAAGAAATGGCTGGCAGATATAGTCCGCACGGTTATCGGGAGTCCAGTGGCCCATTATGTCAGTTCGACAATTTGGAATTATTTTCCAAACCACAACTTCAAGTTTTGGACTACGAATATTAAGATTGGAATGCCTCTCAATGGCATCAACCTGGCAAAACTCGTACTGGAGCATTCGGCATATGAAAATCACTTTGCAGGTGATTTCACTGGGTTTGACGCCACTGTTCAAGACAAAGTGTCAAAGATAGTGGCGAAAGTTCGCAAGAAGGGGTTTGAAAGGCATCGTGATTATGCTAAAATTTGCTTCTTGATTGATGCAAACTACCACAATCTCCTGAGGATGCCCATGATGACCACGTCCACTGGCAACATCTACCAAAAGAACACTGGGCTTTCAACAGGTCATTCGTCCACTTCACTTGATAACTCATTGGCTGTGACCATTTACTATCTTTGCTGCTGGAAGAAGCTCACTGGGCTGTCTGCCCATGAGTTTCGACACTATTGTAAGTTGTCAAATTACGGCGACGACCATATCCTGTCATGGCTTCAGACTGCGC